AGAATTCTTTGCATCAGTATATCCAACAATTTCATCTGGTCGAACATCTCGTGTTATGATTACATCAACACCGAAAGGTATGAATCTATTTTACAAGTTATGGGTGGATGCTGAGGAAGGTAGAAACGAATATATTCCAATTCAAGTTCATTGGTCTCAAGTTCCAGGTCGAGATGAAAACTGGAAACAACAAACAATCAATAATACAAGTGAAGAACAATTCAGACAAGAGTTTGAATGTGAGTTTATTGGTTCTTCAAACACATTAATCAATCCTTCAAAACTAGCAATGCTAACATTCCACGAACCAATTCATCAAAGTGAAAATGTTAAGATATGGAAAGAGCCTCAAAAAGGTCACGTTTATGCATTATCTGTTGACACATCAAGAGGAATAGGAAATGATTACTCAGCTTTTACCGTTGTTGATTGCACTACCGTACCTTATGAGGTTGTATGTACTTACAGGTCAAATATCATTGCTCCGATGGTGTATCCAAATATCATATATGATGTTGCTACACGATTTAATCATGCAATCATACTTGTCGAGATTAATGATATCGGTCAGCAAGTAGCAGACATTTTACATCATGAATTAGAATACGATGGTATATTAACTGCTGAATGGAGAGGTAGAGCTGGCCAAGTTTTGAATGCAGGTTTTGGCGGCAAGGCTCAACAACTGGGGGTACGTACAACAAAACAGCTGAAAAGAATAGGTTGTGCATCATTAAAAACAATCATTGAGAATGATAGATTAATATTAAATGATTTTGAAATTATAAAAGAGTTAACTGCATTTGTTGTTAGAAGTAACAGTTATGCAGCTGAAGAAGGATATAACGACGACTTGGTAATGACTTTGGTATTATTTTCTTGGCTCACAGGTCAAGAATATTTTAAAGAAATGACTGATATCGACATAAGAAAGAATCTATTAGAAGCAAATGAACAAGCAATAGAAGAAGAAATGTTGCCATTTGGATTTATAAACAACGGATATGATGATCCAGAAGACGACATGGCTCGATATAAAGGGGATTCTTTGTTAGTTGATCATCCTTATGAGATAGAAGGTTCGTGGTAAAATAACGAAAATAATAAATAATCTAGCAAATATATTTGCTAATTAACCTTTAAGAAGGAGACAAATACCATGGGATTCCAAGTCAGTCCTGGTGTTAATGTAACGGAAATCGACTTAACTGGTATTGTACCTGCAGTCTCGACAACAGAGGCAGGTATTGCAGGTTCATTTAGATGGGGCCCTGTTGAAATTGCTAATCTAGTCTCATCAGAGACTGAGCTTGTTGAAACCTATTTCAAACCAGATAGTACAAATGCCGAAACATTTTTCACTGCAGCAAACTTTCTAGCATATGGTAATAAGTTGTATGTCGTTCGAGCAGCAGCAACGTCAGCACGTAATGCTACTGTTCTACAAAACTCAGGTACAACTGCCAATGCAGATAACACAAGTCATTCAATTCTAATTAAAAACGATGATCATTACGAAAATGATGTTACCGTTCCTACCGATTCTTCGTTCATAGCTAAGTATCCAGGTTCACTTGGTAACTCATTGAAGATTTCCATCTGTGATACATCTAGTGGTTTTGAAAGTGTTGTTTCAAACACTTCGATTGCTGGTGATTCACTCGACTTTACACTTGCAATTGGTAATACGACAGCAGTAATCACTGCAGTTGCAACAGTAGCAGGTGATAGTGCATCAGATCCTACAACCACTGAAGCACAAGCAGCTCTCACAGACCTTAACAATACTAAAGACTTAATTGGTGTAAATGACCTTCTAGTTCTTGGTAACAATTCAATTGGTACAATTGAGAGAAAAGTTATCGCTGTTGAGGCTGACAAAGCTAACAGTGATATTTCAGGTGTTTTTGCTGATGGTACTACAACTTACACAGTTTCTGCTAATGTTACGTTGGAGAGTAAGTACACTCTCGGCACTGCACTTTCGGCCAACGTTGCCAACACAACTGGTGTAAAACGTAGATGGGAATACTTCCGTAACTTTGACGCAGCTCCTGGCACGTCTTTGTATGCAAATAATATTGCAAACAATACATCTGCAGCCGATGAACTTCATATTATCATTGCTGATGAAGATGGTGACATTACTGGTGTCAAGGGTTCAATCTTGGAAACCTTTGAGGGATTGTCTCGAGGATCAGACGTTAAGAACGAATCTGGTGAAACACTATACTACGAAACAGTTATTAATGACCAATCAAAGTATGTAAAAATTGGTGGTAAACCTGTTCGTGCAGCCGCTGAAGTTACAGGTTCTGTAAATTACACTAACACAGCAGTAAATGTTGCTAGCGTATCAAATACAGTACCATTCAGCAGATCATTTACTGTTGGTAGAGATGGTGGAACAGCACAGAATCTTACAAGTTTCCAGAAGTCTGGTGACACTGATTCTGGTGAAGCAAACCTTTCTCTTGCTCAAATTACTACTGCATATGACAAGTTTAAGAATCCTGAAGAGATTGACATTTCTCTTATTCTTACCGGCAAGTCAAGAGGTGGTACTCACGGTGAACAATTAGGTAATTACTTAATTGATAACATTGCTGAAACAAGAAAAGATTGTGTTGTTGTCATTTCTCCTGATAAAGCAGATATCATCAACAACGCTGGTGACGAATCAGCAAACACAGTTGACTTTAGAAATGCTCTAACATCTTCATCTTACGGTGTACTAGATGGTGGCTACAAGTATCAATACGACAGATACAACGACGTATACAGATATGTCCCATACAATGGTGACGTTGCTGGTCTTATGGTTCGTACTGATACAACTAGAGATCCTTGGTATTCACCAGCTGGATTCAACAGAGGTATTATCAAGAACGTAATTAAGAACTACTATAATCCTGATAAGGCTGATAGAGACATTCTTTATAAGTCAGGAATTAACCCAATTGTTACATTCCCAGGTCAAGGAACAATTATGTTCGGTGATAAAACTTTGCTTGCTAAGCCAAGTGCATTCGATAGAATCAATGTTCGTAGACTGTTCATTGTTCTTGAGAAAGCAATTAGCACAGCATCAAAATATTTGTTGTTTGAATTCAACGATGAATTCACGAGAGCACAATTCAGAAACATGGTAGAGCCTTTCCTTCGGGATGTACAAGGTCGCCGTGGTATCTTCGACTTTAAAGTAGTGTGTGATGAAACAAACAATACAGGTGAAGTTATTGATAGAAACGAGTTTATTGGTGACATCTATATTAAGCCAGCTCGTTCAATTAACTTCATTCAATTGAATTTCGTTGCAGTACGAACTAATGTCGAGTTCTCTGAAGTCGTTGGTCAATTCTAAGTATAAATAGATAGGAATATAGGAGAGACTAATGGCACTCAATATTAACGAAATTAGATCACAATTAGTACTTGGAGGCGCTCGTCCCAGTCTATTCCAAGTGGTTTTTAACAATCCAGCAAACTCAGCTGGTGATGCTAAAATTCCATTTATGTGTAGAGCTGCGCAGTTACCAGCTTCTACATTAGGAACTATTGAAGTACCTTACTTCGGTAGAAAGATTAAACTTGCTGGTGATAGAACATTTGCTGAATGGACTGTCACAGTAATGAACGACGAAGACTTCCTTATTAGAAACTCAATGGAAGAGTGGATGCAGAACATTAACTCTCACCTCGGAAACGTAAGAGGGTTTGGAGCTGCTTCACCAACACTGTATAAAGAAAGAGCAGATGTTGTTCAGTATAGTAAGACTGGTGTTCCAATTCGCCAGTACTCATTTGACGGAATCTTCCCAGTTGAAGTATCAACAATTGACTTAGATTGGAATGCGACTGACACGGTTCAAGAATTTACTGTGACATTCCAATACGATTATTGGGAGGTATCTGGCGGTATTACCGGTAACGCTGGTGGTAATTAAAATTTATAATGTTAGTTAGGAAGGTAATATGGCTACCTTATTTGGTTTTGAAATAAAAAGGGCTGCAGACGAAGTCTCAACGGCTTCGTTTGCTCCCCTGCAAACAGACGATGGTGCACATAATGTTTCCACTGGAGGCATGTATGGCACCTATGTCGATCTTGAAGGTTCAACAAGAACTGAAGCTGAACTTGTGACACGATATCGTCGAATGGCTATGCAGCCAGAATGCGACATGGCCATCGACGATATTATTCATGAATTTGTTGTTTATGATGATCATAATAGACTTGTTGATATCAACTTAGATATGGTCAAAGGATTGTCAGCAACATCAAGAAGGGCAATCACACAAGAATTTGAAAATGTTCTTGATCTATTAGAGTTTAACGAAAAAGGTTATGAAGTAGCTCGTCATTGGTATATTGATGGACGAATGTTTTATCATGTTATTATTGATCCAAAGAATATCCAAGATGGTATTAAAGAGTTACGATATATTGATCCACGAAAAATTAAAAAGGTTCGTGAAAGTCAAAAAGAAAGAGTTCAACTTGATGCGGGTTCTGTTCAAGTTAGCAGAGTTAAGTCTGAGTTCTTTCTTTATAATGAGAAAGGCTTTGTTGGATATCCCGGTGGAAGTCCAACATCAGCTGGTATGGACCAAGGTGTAAAAATTGCTAAGGATTCTGTTCTTCATGTAACATCAGGCGTGATGACTGAAGATAATAGAATGGTGTTAAGTCATCTACATAAAGCAATTAAACCTTTAAACCAATTACGTATTCTTGAAGATGCGACGGTCATTTACAGAATATCGAGAGCACCCGAACGTCGAATTTTCTACATTGACGTTGGTAATCTACCTAAGATGAAAGCAGAGCAGTATCTAAGAGATATGATGGTTAAACATAAAAACCGTCTTATATATGATGCGGCTACTGGTGAGATCAGAGATGATCGTAAGTTCATGACTATGCTTGAGGATTATTGGCTACCAAGACGTGAAGGAAGTAGAGGTACTGAAATTACTACTCTTCCAGGTGGTCAGAATCTAGGTGAAATGGATGACGTTCTCTATTTCCAAAAGAAACTTTACAAGTCACTTAATGTGCCTGTTTCAAGGTTAGAACCAGACTCTGGCATGACGCTAGGTAGAGCAACAGAGATTAACCGTGATGAAGTTAAATTCCAAAAGTTCATTCAAAGACTAAGACTTAGATTCTCAATGTTGTTTGATACAGCATTAGAAAAACAATTGGTGCTTAAAGGTCTGATGACACCCGAAGAGTTTGCAGAAATCAAACGTGATATTAGGTACGATTTCAAACAAGATAACTATTTCACAGAACTTAAAGAGAATGAAATCTTCAATGAAAGAATCACTACTCTTACAAACGTAGAACAATATGTTGGTACGTATTTCTCACGTGATTGGATCAAAAAGAATATTCTTAAAATGACAGAAGATGGTGTTGAAGAAATGCAAACACAGATGGATGCGGAAGCAGAACAAAACACAGAAATGGACGCTGCTTTAGCTGATCCGGCTGATGGAACTAATGGAGTTGACGGTCAACAAGGACCGCCACAATAATAAATTATTATAAATAAACTTATAGTTTAGGAGAAAATCATGGCAGAAAGTGAATACACTATACAAGATATGCTGAAGACGGTGCACGATGGATCACCCACGAAGTTTGCTGATTACTTTTCGGGTGTTATGGTCGATAAAGTAAATGACAGAGTTGATCAAATCCGTCAAAAAGTTGCAGCAGTAATCAGCGGTCAAGATCTGGAATCTGAAATGGATTCAGATGACGAAGAAGAACTAGACGCTTCTGCTGAAGAAGACGAAACTGAATTAGACGACGAGGAGCAATTTGATGGCGAAGAGACTGAGGGAACTGACAGAGAGGACTAAGATTGAGATAGTTCCAACTCCTGGTCAAGGCCAAGGAAAGTTGGACAGCTATATTAATCCTGCATCTCCTGCAGAAAAAGCATTTAAGGACAAGCATGTTGTACAGAAGACCGACTATCCTGTGAAACAAAAGGATGGAAGTAATGATGACATCTTCTCTGGTGCAAAGCAAAATAGAAAGAAAAGAATTGCAGACAATGACCAAGAGTCAGCTGAAGCAGCTTACGAGGCTGTAGATAAAGAGAAGCGTGAGGACATTGTCAAAGGTATGAAGAAGAACAAGGCCGACTTTGTTTCAAGATATGGCAAGGATGCAGAATCAGTAATGTATGCTACTGCCAATAAAATGGCAAGTGAAGAGTATGATGAAGAGTACGAAGAAAGCCTAGACCATTTCGAGCTTGAAGATGGCTCATGGGTTACCTTCGATGAAGAAACAATGGATGCAATTGATGAAGTTTTTGCTTCATTAGATGAAGACCAACAGGATGAGTTCACAAACTTGTTTGCTGCCGACAGGCTATCAAATGCTACATTAATTGAATGGGTGAGGAGTGTAAGTAATGGCTGATCAGGTTGACACTTATTTCAGGGTTCATAAAGAGGGTCTTGAAAGCCCAGCTACAAGAGGATTTGCTATTTCAGCAAATGAATCTGCAAATGTTGCACATACAACAAGAGCAGTTTATGTAGGTGGTACAGGTGACCTGGTTTGTGAATTAGCTGATGATGCTGATGGAACAACTGTAACCTTTACAGCTGTGCCTGCCGGAACTATTTTACCTATTCGTCTTCGTAAAATGAGAACAGCAAGTACAGCAACATCAGTTGTAGGAATTTACTAAAAAAAATATTATGAAAATTGGCTCTGGCGTCGGAACAACAACATCACTTATCACAACACAGACGGCTGCAGTACTCAGTGGTGGTCTAAGTTATACAGTTCCATTATTAATGAATTTTGAAGATGCAGGTGCAACTACTTTCACAAATAGTGGATCTGGTGGATCTATTACACAAGAAGGAAGTGGAATTACAAATAGCACTGAGCAGGTAAAATTTGGAACGAAGAGTGGTAAGTTTACAGCTACAAATGGAAATAGATTAAGGGTTGATAACTCTGGTGGCGAGCTCGAATCTCTACTCACTCAAGATTGGTGTTTGGAATTTTTTGTATTTTTCAACACTATTAATGCAGCAAATTCATCGACAACACCAGATAATCAGTATATGTTTGAAGGTTCCTCATTAGTTAGATTAAGAAATACAAATGAAGCAGGTGTAACTCAACCAGGATTTCAAATACCTGGTCATAGCTCAACAAATATGCCAGGTTTAAGTGCTATCACACAACAAACATGGCACCATTTTGCATTAGTCAATGAAGCTAATGTAAACAATAGATTTTATATTGATGGTGTTTTAATTGCTACCGGTAGCAACGGAACGTTTGCCAATGGTTCAACTGATCTACGCATTGGTAACTGGAAAGATGGAAGCGGCCCCTATGGTTTTAATGGCTACTTTGACAGTATCAGACTCACTGCTGGGTGGTTTAGATATTCTGGATCAAGTTTTACTGTGCCAGCATCAGCTTTAACTGACGATAGCTAGGAATAGAAACATGTCGGTAGTAAACAGAGCAACATTTACATCTCCTGAAGATTTAGTTAATTTTCATGTTTGGGTGTCTGGTAGTAGTAACAATAACAAAGTCTGGGAGCTAAACTTAGAAGAATTATATATTGATTTTATTGTTGGGGTATCTGATGATGTACAAACACAATGTATTTCAAATTCTGGTACTTGGACGTAGTAAAAAAGTCTTGAGAGGTTATTAATTATAAATAGAAGTAATGTTTAGAGGAAATACAGGAAATTACCATGAAGTTAGTAACAGAAATTAACGAAGAAGTTGGTTTTGTAATCAACGAAGATAAAGAAACCGGTAAGAAGTCACACTTTATTGAAGGTGTATTTCTACAGTCTGGTATTACTAACCGTAATGGTAGAATGTATCCAACTCAAGTACTTGCAAAAGAAGTTGCAAGATACAATGATGAATACATCACAAAGAACAGAGCATATGGTGAGTTGGGACATCCTAATGGTCCAACAATCAACCTCGAGAGAGTATCTCATCTTATTAAAGATTTGAGACAAGAGGGTAAAGACTTCATTGGTAAAGCAAAAGTCATGGATACACCATATGGAAATATTGTAAAGAATTTAATGGACGAAGGTGCTCAGCTTGGTGTAAGTTCACGAGGCATGGGTACTTTACGGCAGAAGGCTGATTGTGCAGTAGTGCAAGATGACTTCATGCTTGCAACTGCTGCAGACATTGTGGCAGATCCATCAGCTCCTAACGCCTTTGTTAATGGTGTTATGGAAGGGGTTGATTGGGTATACGATGTAGCTTCTGGTTCTTATAAGGCAATGCAAGTTGTTGAGGAGGTAAAGAAGCTCGGAGATGATGATGTAAGAAAGTTACAGGAATCCGCTCTTAGGATTTTTGATAAGTTCTTAAAATCGTTATAATATAAATATTACGTTGAGAAACCCAAAGGAGTCTAAAATGGCACGTACAAGAAAGTCAAGAATTGCTGAAGAAGCATTCGAAGACGAAGTTCTTGTAGCCGAGGACGAACAAGAGGAAGAAGAGCTTGTTGAATTTCAGGCTTCCGGTGAGGCATCCAGTGTGCCAGATCCTATCTCCACTGGTTCGAACAAACGGAAGGCTGACAAGAGCGGTAATGGCGAGCCTATGCAAAAACTCGATATGAGCAAAGTTGGAATGCTCGGGAAGATTGTTCACGCATTTAGTGAAATGACACCCGAAGCAGCCAGCAAGGCTTATAAAGGGCTTATGGATAGTGCTTCCAATAAGTCTTCGATTGCTGCCAAAGGCGATGCAAAGGCACCAATCAAGCTCCATGCAATGGCAGCTGTAAAGGAAGATTTACAGCAGTTGTTCCAGGACAGCGAGAACCTAACAGAAGATTTCTTCGATCAAGCAAGTGTACTTTTCGAGAGTGCACTAGGCATTAAAGCAAAATTGGTTGAAGAAGAATTAAAAGAACGTTACGAAGAGAGTCTGCAAGAAGCTATTGAAGAGATGAATGAGGAGCTCGAAGAGAGACTTTCTGATTATCTTGAATACGTTGCAGATACTTGGCTGGAAGAAAACGAAATTGCTATCGAATCAGCTCTCAAGGTTGAGATGGCAGAAAACTTCCTAGCCGGCGTAAAAGGTCTTTTCGAGCAGAACAACATTGAGGTTGATGACGAGGCTGTTGATCACGTTGCCGAACTAGAGGCAAGGGTTGCAGAACTCGAAAGTCAACTGGATGAATCTCTCGATGCATCAATTCGGTTAAAGAAAGTTAGTGACGAGCAAGCTGCTAAACTAGCCTTTAACGAAAAGAGTTCTACCCTAACCCTCAAACAAAAAGATGAG